CAGCCCGACGACCGTCACTTTCCGGAGCGAGGACCCTTTGGGTCGGAGCAGCGGGCGTAGTAGGGAGATCGTCGCCGAAGCGGGGAAAGACTGGGAGGGCGTCAGCCCGACGACCGTCACTTTCCGGCGCGAGGACGGCCAGGTCTGCCGCAGCCGTCGGAGCAGTGGGCGTATTCATCTGCTGGATTGCCGCGCGCAGATCTTCGCTGGCCTTGGTGAGTGCGGCCAGCGCCAGCAGGACGGCGGGGCCGGCGTCATCCGGGGCCTGCGCATCCGGGGGCGGCGATTGCTCCAGCTCGAGAGGGGCGTCCATGGGCTACCAGTTGTGCGTACTGCTGACGATCACTGTCAACCAGTGGGGCAGCGTGGTCATGCTGGCGGGTGTCTTGGCGACAAACGTAGGCTTGATCACGACTTCCCCGTCGTGCGCCTGGTGGGCGCTGGGCACGACATCCCACAGGCCTGTCATGTTGATCGACAGGTAGCGGCTGGAGGAGCCGGCGATTTGTAGCTGCAGGTTCTGGTAGGTGCGGGCGTCGGCCCTGACTTTGATCTGGGCGTAGGTGGTGGCGCTGGTGCGTATCACTGGTCGGAACTGACAGGACGGTTCGGTGTACTTCAATCCGCTCCAAGCCAGCGCGCCATCGGTCAGGCACCACAGCGGTTCGATGCCGGTGTTGACCGTCCACTTCCAATCTAGCAATGCGCAGGAGAAGGCCGTCAAGCCTTCAAGGTCGTCGCCTTCTGCCGGGCCGCTGGTAGTCGCGTCGCCATAGCTGAGCGTGCCCATGGCGGCGTTGATCATCTCCATCGTCGCTGGCAGGTTGACCGAAGCGAACGCGAAACCTGCGCCGCTGTTGTCGTCGTACGTAGTGCCGAAGAGCTGCGCCTTGAGCTGCACGGCCTTGGTTTCGAGACTCCCGGTGAGTGTCAAGCTCTTGACGTACAGGTCTTTGAGTTTGACCGCTGGGCCGGTGCCGCCAATGGCCGTACCGACAGTTCCGACCAGGGCGGTCAGCGGTTTGGGTGTGGCGATGGCGGCCGGGTTGACCCAGTAGGTGTGCACGTAGGGCCCAGCGCCTGTGGCTGCGACGTCGACGAAGCCGGAGTTGAGCAGCACGGGCAAGGTCTCGAAGAAGGCGGTTCCTTCGAGCACCATGGTTGTTTCATAGGCGACATCGGCGACGATGGTCTGCGGCGTCCAGGTGCCTGAGTCGTAGCGCGCTGTGTGGCGCTGGCGGCGGTCTTCGTAGGCTCCCAGGAACGGCGCGTGAATAGTGGGTGCGACGGCTGTGCCAAAGGCGCTCTGCAGGCCGAGCTGGGTCTTGTTGAAGTTGATTGATGCCATAGGGGGTGCTCCTAACAAGCGGTGATGCGAACGTCGATCTCGAAGTGCCAGCCAAAGCGGTCCATGCTGTTGACGACCCAGGGGCCATACCCCACGATGCGCACGGCCTCGATGGTGTCGACTGCGCCGGCCAGGTCGAGCGAGGTCCACAGGGCGGCCGGCACGTCGTCGCCGTAGTCGATCAGCTTGGCGCTATCGCGCGGCGTGTCTTTGTGTGTGACCGTGATCCACAACAGCAAGGTGATGGGGTTGTAGATCAGGAGGCCGCTTGAGTAGTTGACCTGGCCGCGGCCGGCCATGCAAATGGCGACGGGTTCGGCTTGGGCGATGCTGTCGGGCGGGTCGATGGGCGCGTGCCGGATCCCAGGCAGCGTGAGCATGACCGTTTGCACGGCTGCAATGGCGGAGGCAATGCCTTTGGTCATGTCTGCGCTCTCACGTAGGGCGCCAGCAGGTCGAACACGTCCGGATCGTTCTTGTCGAAGATGCGCAGATCGCCGGCGCGCTTGAGGCCGGCGACGCCAAAGGGCGCATCCTTGCGCTTGTACAGCCGAGCTCCCCACAAGAGCGCCGCCTCGCGCACGGTGGCCGGCACGGCGGGCCAGCCAAAGCGGGCCACGACTCGCACAGACAGGGAGGCCAGCGGAAAGGTGTACGCGCCGCCTGGCGCGACCAGCACCCAGTCATAGGGCCGGCTGTAGTTGAGTGCGTTGGCTGGGGCCAGGTCGTAATCGGCGGTGGCCCAGGCGGTGGCGTAGGTGCGATCTTGCTCTTCGTCGGTGGCCAGGCTGGTTAAGCTGACGAACGGGTCCAGAAAGACAGCCTCGGCGCGCGTGGCGGTGTAGAGGCGGGTGGTGTCGGCTGCTTCCAGGTAGAACGACTGGAAGCAATGCCGATCAATCGCGCGTGAAACGCCTTCAAGCAGCGCGCCGAGGCTGGCGTCGTCGTCGCTGTCCGTGATGCCGAGCCGGGCCTTGAGGGCGGGAACGGTGGTGTAGAGGTTGGTGTTGACCGGGGGAAGGGAGATTGTCATGCCAGTGTCACCGTTTCCGTGCCTGTTTGGTGGCTGCCGATAGTCAGCCGCAGGTAGTGCGTGCCGGCTACGTCCGAGTAGACCGTGAACGCGCCCAGGCTGTTGGTGTGCGTCGTGCTGACGATGTTGGTAAAGGCCGTGTCCGTCGCCAGCTCCACAAACACGCCGTCGAGCAGGTTGCCGCTGCCATCGTCTACGGTGTTGCTGTAGGAGTAGGTGCCAGAGCCGCCCGCCGCCTCAATCAACCCCGGCAGCGTCGTCCCCGTATCCAGCAAAATCGCCTGCGCAGTCGCCTCCAGCGCCAGCGTCGATCCGTCCAACCCATCCAACCCGCTCAAATCCGGCGCTGGCAATCCCTTCACCATTGTCACATTAACAGCAGGAACGTCGCTCGCCTGATCGAACACGCTCGGATTGTCTGCGCTGATCCTGATTGCACCGTTGACGGACGTATCACCCGCCAGGCCGTCAATGTACACGTCGATTACGTCAGTGGCTTTCACGTCCAACTCCATCGACATGAACTGAATGACGGCCACACCAGCCGCAGCCGGGCAGGTCGTCTTTGGCAGCACAACAGCCGCCGTGCCCGTGCCAAGCCACTGGTGCTGCAAGTAGATCACATAATCACCGTTGCCAGCCGCATTGGTGAGTTTGACGGTGATCTTTACCTTCGCCGCCGCCGCCGCCGTGAACGTATAGACACTGGCAGCGGTGGCTATGTTTTTGCTGCTAAACGTCGTGTCAACTGTCCACGAGGGGTGCGTAAGAGCCATACATCACCGTCCTATGCCGCTGCTACCGTAGTAGCGTCCACCAGATCGCGCAGCGCCGAACGCACTTCAGCCGCCGTTGTCATCCATGCCGCTTCGCCGTTCCACCATGCGATGATCCCGGCCCACCTGTCAGATAGCGCCTGCGCCTGTGCCGTGTTGAGCGTGCCAAAGTTGGCTTGCATGGTCGCCGCGCTCACGCCGATGCTGTTGGCCCGCAGGCCGTCCAGCCTGTCTAGCGTTGCCAGCCCGCTGCTGATCTGCCGGATAGCCGATAGCGCCTCCTGGCCGGTCTGGTTGTTTGCGTAGATGTAAACGATGTCTGCCATGAGTGTCGTTGTCTCCTATGTCGTGAATTGCGAATACGCCAGCCCTGCGCCGCCGTTGTGCCAAGCCGCGATGTCGTCAGTGCTCAGCACGCGCCGCCAAAACGCAGTTGGCCCGATCAGGCCGTCGAAATTACGGCCCGGTGAATTGCCCAACTTAAACAATGACTCAGTTGTCTTTGTCCGCATTGCTCCGGTCAGCGCCGCTGCGTTCAGGGGCATGCCGCCGTTCACGCTGATCGACAACACACGGGATGCGTCGTCATAGCGCACGACGTAGCTCGTCCATGTGTTCAGCGCCAGATTGCTGCTCCACGAAATTTGGCGCTCGACTGTGGCCGAGTAAATTGTAACATTCAGCGGTGCCGGGTCGCCGATCACGCGCAGCCAGTAGCAAGTTCTGGCGTCAAATGACGCCTGGAACAGCGACCGGCCGTTGGCTGCGTAGCTGGTCATGTAGAGCCAGCCTGCCACCGAAAATGGCGTGTCATTGTATTCCAACAGCGCATGATTGGTTGCAGAGTGGAGTTGCGTGGACGCTGCCAGATACTGTCGTGCCCCGGCGTATACATGGCCTATGCCAGTCGTGGGCGAAGAAGCGGAGGGCAATAGCGTGTATCCATTCGTGTGTGCGTCATACAATGTCCCGCTCGCCTCGTTGCCCGGCCAATACGCAATCAGCGCGTTCAGCAGCCCGTTGCCAGCCGCAGCCGCAGCCGCACGCCGGTCGAACGTGGCGCTGAATAGTCGCTGGAAGATGGGTGCAAATGCCATGAGTTTCCTTCTGCTAACGTCTCGTCACTGAAGTCTTACGACCACACCACGGTACAGCTCGGCGCGGTTCCTGTCAACACCGCATGGATCCCGCGCGCTGCCGCCTGCCCGCCTGGGGGCGCCCAAGGGACCGTGGTCGCGGCTGCCGCCTTGAGCACGGCCAGGACCGTGCCGCTGTTGGTCGTGTTGTCGTAGATCGTCGCCGTGGCCGCGTCGCTGCCGCCCGACAAGAGGACGGCCACAAGGGAGCCGGGGCCGGTGCGGATGGTGGCTGTTGATGCGGTGGTGGTGGATGCGTGCATGGTGTGCTCCTAGGTGAGGGTTTGCCCTGGACGTTTGCGCGCGAACGTCCAGGGCTGTTCAGAGCTTCAAGGCGCGCTGCTCAAGGGTATCGGTTACGCGGCTGCTTCCGCCGCGGCCAGGGTGGTCCCGGCGATGCGGATGGCTTGCCAGGTGGTGGCGCTGGTGCAGACGGCAATTACCATGCTGTTGGCCGCGATGGCGCTTTCAGCGTTGGCTCCGGCGCCGCCGTTGATTGCCACGCTGGCCGGCGCACTGCTGCGCAGTTCGTAGCCCGTTGCGCCGTTGGCCAGGATCACGATGGCGCCCGGTGTGGGCGCGGGTAGGATGACGATCTTGTCGGCGTTGTCGCTGGTGACGGTGACGAATTGGATCATACCCGCGTCGGCGATCGCTGCGGCTGGGGTGCCGGCGTCGGCGGTCACGGCGGCGGTAGGGTAGGTTAACTGCCCGTCCAGATTGCCGTCTACGTTGCCAGTCAGGTTGCCGGCCAGCGCTGTGGCAACGAGGCTCGAAAAGTTGGTGTCAGCCATGGTGGTGTGTCCTTCGCTAGGCCGGGGCGTCCGCCCGTGCAAACGTCCCGGCCGGCGTGGCGCTGCGCGCGGGCTTAGCCTTCGAGGAACGTCAGGTTGATCGCGACGTTCGAAGCGCTGGCGTGGGTGAAGGTCAGCAGGACGACGGTGTCTTTGGCGATGTGCGGGCACTCGGCGGTGTCCGGGTTCAGGTCGCCGTCGAAGTCGCCCCGGTCCTTGGTGACAACGGTGTTGTTGGCGCCGGGGGTGAAGGACTTGATGTAGCCGTCTGCATCGGCCGGCGTGCCGATAGTCAGCGCGCTGCTGACGTTGGCCGTGCCAATGGTGTCGACGCGGATCAGGGTGGCGTCGATGGGCATCACGTAGCGGTAGATCGCGTTGGCCGAGAGCGTGCCGTGCGTGTGGAAGTTGACGTTGAACAGGTTGCCTTGCATGGTGATAACCTCGTAGGTGCTAAGGGTTGTGTGTGTCGCTGTGGTGGCCGCTGCGGGCTAGGTGACGTTGCGCTTGCCGATGCCGCGCCACGTCGCCACGCCTGCCGCCCACCAGTCTTTTACCTTGACGGGCAGCGTGTCGTTGGTGAACACGAGGCCGGCCAGCGGGCTGACCACGGCCTGCAGGGTGGGCATGGGGTGCACGCGTCCGCCCGGCGACTCCAGGTAGCTCATCATGATGACCGGGTGCACGTTGGGGTCAGTCAGATAGGCCCAGTCGTTGACGTCGGTCCAGTCGGGCACCACGATCGGCACAGGCCGGTCGAAGTACGGGTTGTTGCCGGCGTAGGGGTTGACGTCGTTGTTGCCGGTGCCAGGGAAGCCGCCCGGGCCGGCGCCGTAGCCGAAGGCGACCAGGGCCGCGTCGAGCAGATCGCCGGGGATCAGGGCATACTTGGGATACAGACCCAAGCGCTTGCCACTGCCCAACTGCGCCATCTTGAAACACTCCAGGCGCGCGGCCTGCCAGGCGGCCAGGGAGAAGGCGGTGGTTTGCAGGTTGGAGCCGTGGGCGCTGTTGAACAGGGCGGTGCTGTCGTCGTCCAGGGTGGGGCCTACGCCCGAGTTGACGGTGAAGATCGCAGCGATGGCGGCCGAGCGGGTGCGCACGGCGGCGGCGGCCAGCTCGCGCGGGATGGCCTGCATCCGCTGCAGGTCGTTCTTGCGCCACATCTCCTCGGTGACGCCGATGTACCCGCCCTTCTTCACGAAGCTGTCCGTCTCGCCGCTGTCGGCGACACTCAGCTCGGTGTAGGCTGCGCCTTCGGCCACGGTCGGCAGGTTGCCGACTCCGCCGAAGGTGATCCACTCCATGTTGTGGCCGGTGCCGTCGTTGGGGGTGACGATGGTGATGGCCTCGAACCATCGGTACGCGACGAGCGCATCCCACTGGTTGACGATGACCTTGTTCATCGCGTTGACTGCCAGGTCGGCCAGCGTGGTCGTGCTGGCGGCGGCGAACTGGGCGCGCTCGGCGTGCACCCGGTGCGTCCACTCCCAGTCGCCCGTAAAGGCGTGGTAGAAGTTGCGCGGGGTGCGCATCTGCGGCTCAGGCAGCGCCGCGCCCGGCGCGCCGAACATCCAGTCAACGATCTGCTGGGCCTGGTCCTGCGAGTTGGCCATCTGGCCAGCCGTCAAGGGCTGGGGGCGGGGCGTGTCGAAGCCGGTGATAGCCTGACGCGCGGCCAACTGCTCCAGCTGGGCGCGCACGGCCTGCAACTCGGCGACGATATCGACGGGGGCCGAAGCGGGTGGGGCTGCGGCCTGGGGGGGTGCAGGGGCCGGCGTGGTGTCGTTCTCCGGCTCCGCGACGGGTGTTACAGGTGCGGACATAGGAACCTCCTGAATGGTGGGGTTTGCCGGGATAGGGCCGGCCTGGGCAAGGATACGCTCGAAGCGCGCGCCGTCCGAGGCCGGGCGGCACACGATATCGACAGAGGAAACGGCATGGAACGCGGTCACGGGTCGCGCTGCGCTGGCCGGGTCGGGCTCGCCAACGGTGACCCAGCAGTCAGCTGACAGGCCAACGTCGAGGGCTGGCGCGCCGTTGGCCTGGTCGGCGATGACTTCGTCAATCACGCGCTGCAGCCAGTCGGCGGCCGGGGTGCTTTTCAACACCAGCGTGCCCGTGATGGCCTGGGCGGTGGGGTCGTAGGCGACGCCTTCGAACAGGCCGGCCAGGCGCTCCAGGTTGGTCCAGAAGCCGTGGTCAACGAAGGCCTCGACGTTGGCGAACTTGGCGGCGTCGCGCTCCAGCACGCTGGCTGCAACGTGCAGGCCGTGGCCGCGCAGCTCACCAGCCGCCAGCAGGGTGCAGCGGTAGCGGCGGTTGGCGCCAGCGGCCAGGGCCAGGGGCTGGGGAGCGGAGAAAAGGAACTGTTGCATGGGTGTTGCCTCCACAGGCTCCAGGGTGCATAAGCATCCTGGGTGAGCGGGCCAGAGGCCGGCCCAGTCGATCAGTGTGCGGATCTGGCCGGCGTAGCCTGCGCAGATCCCACAGGGGCGCTCACCGCTGGCGTTCCAGACATAGAGCTGGTCATCCATCGGTGTCCGGCTCCGGCGCAGGCGGCGCGGTCTTGGGGATCACTCCGTTGGTTGCGCCCAGTAAGGTGTCGATCTCGTCCGGGTCAAGGATCTCGCCGGCGAAGCGCATGGCCATTTCCACGGTGCGGCGGTGCAGGTCGTCGGTCAGCTCGATGCCGGCCGCGCTCAGTTGGTTGCGCAGCTCGGCTAGCATCATGACCACGTCCTTGCCAGCCGTGGCCAGCATTGTGTTGTCGGCCGGCATGATCTCAGGCAGGGCCAGGGTGAAGTCGAACGGCGTGCAGATGCGCGGTGGGCGGGGCTGGGTGGTGCGCCAGTGGTTGTAAGCGTGCAGCGTTAGGTCGATCAGGATGCGGCTGAAGGCCTGTTGGCGCTGGCGGTAGTGGCGTGCGGTGACGTCGTTTTGCGCCTCGGCGGTGGCCAGGTTGGTGCCGTCCGCCTCGCTCAGCATGTGCAGCGGCACGCCTGCGCCAGTGGCCACCATGTAGCGCATCGCCTTGCCGTCGGCCGAGGCCTCGCCGGCAGCGACGCGCGGGAATTTGATGTCCCATTCTTCGCCCTCGTCGTGGACGATGATCGAGCCAGGTTCAGGCGGGCGCGCGTACTGCGTCTTCTTGTCCTGCACCTTGTTGGCGGGCACCTTGACAAACCACAGCCAGACGCGGCTGGCCCAGTTGATGCGCACGCGATCCTCAAGCCAGCGCGTGTAATGCTTGAGCCAGACGAGGATCGGGGCCAGGTCCGACTCGCCGCGCGTGCAGCCGACTGGGCGATTGACCGCATAGTGCAGCATCAACTGTGGGGCGGTGTTGGCGTCGGGGGCAAAAGGGCCGGTCCACCAGGTTCCGCTGGGGTTGTCGTACTCTAGGCGGTGATAGCCGGTTTCGCTCTCGTAGTCGCCTGGCAGCCAGCGGATGCCGTCGATCTCCGAGGCGGGCACCATGCGCACGTAGCTCATGCCGTCGGCCGCGCGGTTCAGGACAGGGAATAGCTCGCCGGTGCGCGTCAACTCGTCGCACCAGGGGATCAGGCGGGCCGGCATGTCGTTGAGCGGGTGCCACCAGAAGGCATTGATGAAGCGCTGCAAGGGGCCATAGTCGCTGCCCAGCGTGATGCCGTCCGCGACCACGTAGGCGCTGGTCAGCTCCACGACGCGGCGCGCCAGCGGGTTTTTGCGCCAGGCCTCCAGGGCGTCCGTGAATTGCTGTAGCAACTCGGGCCAAGTGGTGTCGAGCGGGGTGGCGTTGAGGCTGCTCCAGCCGGGTGCGTCGTCCACGGTGGCAGTGACGCCAAACAGCGCGCGCCGCGCGGCCGGCGAGATGCGCAGCACAAAGCGGGCCAGCGGGTTGAGCGTGGCCTTGATTTCCTCGTAGCGCTGTTGGGCAAGCAGGTCGCTCATGTGGTGATCCTCTGGCGGCTGGCCAGCTCAGCCAGGAAGGCGTCGAGGTCGTCCAGGCTGGCGGCTGCGTCGCGCGCTTCGAGGGGGTCGGCTCCGTGGCGTGTAGCTTCGTTGGCGATCCAGGTTTGCAATCCCCTGAGCATGGCTTGGGCTTCGGCCGGGGTGACGTGTCTGGTAAGGTCGTAGGTTGGCATGGGTACGGTCCAGATCTCGACAGGAGAAATAGGGAGGTCAAGCAGCGTTACCATCCAGTGCTATCCTCCAGCGGGTCGTAGGCGTCGATGACGGCGCTCTTGGCTTGGCCCCACGGCTGGCTGTCGATGACGCTGGCTAGCGCCGCGCTGAGCACCCAGTCGTCGTGCACCAGGTCGCCGGTGGCAGGATCCCGGGTGCCATCGGGCACGCTCCAGCGCAAGGTGTTGTGCTCGCGCGCTTCGTAGGTGACAAACTCGAGTTGGTGGAAGAACTCGGCCTTGTCGGCGTCGTCGCCAGTGTGGTCCTTCAGCCGGCCGGTTTCCACCAGGGCGATCAGATCCCAGCCAAGCTGTGACTTGGTGACGCTGGAGAAGATGAACGGGATCAGCCGGCCGGGCGGCATGGCGCTGACCAGGAAGGACGCGAGGCCTTCGCCCACGCCAGTGGCGTCGATCACGGTGTACAGTGGTTGCCAGTGGTCGATCTGGGCACGGAGCTGGCCGTACAGGTTGCGGTGTGGCACGTTGGTCCAGCCCTTGCGCGCGACGATGCGGTAACTGGGCTTCGCGATCAGCTCGTCGGCCACGGTGGCGAGGTCGATCTCGACCACGGTCAGACTGGTGCTGTCCCGCCCGGTCTTGGTCATCTCGCCGATCTCCTGCGTTGCCGCCTCGTCCGCGCCGGCGACGTCGATCAGCAGGGCGTAAAGGTGGCCAGGCTGGGGGGTGGTCTGGGGGGCGTGTTGGCCTTGCAGCAGCGCGCGCCGGGCGGGTGGGAACATGCCGCCTTCGGCGTCGATCTCTTCGCTGTAATACTGGGTGCGGATCAGGGGATGGTTGCGGCCCAGCTTGGCCACCTGGCCGGCGACGAACTTCTTGTAAGCCGGCACGACTGTGCCCACGTCGTCGGCCGTGAGCACAAAAGTGCGGCGGATCCCGTCGCGCTTCTCGGCGTCCCTGGCTGCGCGCAGCTCCCTGGCCAGCAGGGTGCGGCTGGTCCAGGCCGTACCCCAGAAAACCTGGGTCGCGTTGGTGGACGCGGCCATGGGGGCGAAATCCTTGTCCCACTTGGCCGGCGTGACGTCCTGGGCCTCGTCGCATTGCAGCAGCGTCTTGGCCGTGGCGCCCACTACGTTGGCTCCGGGTTCGCCGCTGAAGAAATAGCAGCGCGACGCGCCAGGCTGACCAGGCTCCCCGACTTCGAAGATGCGACCCTCACGCTTTCTGAACCTGTCCTTGGTCAGCAGGTTTTCCCCAAGCACGCGCTCTAGCCGGCGCATTGCGTTGAGGCTTTGCGGCTGCCAAGTGGGTGACGCTTTGACGATCTCGCCGTGTAGTTGGCTGGTGAGCATGAGCAGGTAGGCTTCGACGTGTCCTTGCAACTCGTTTTTGCCTGACTGGCGCGGGAACATGACCACGAACGTCAGGCCGCGCTTACTGACGACTGACTCCACGATCGCTTGGGCCACGGGCAATTGATAACTGCGCAGCGTGACGTGGCCGGCATGTTCGGCGAACAGGCCGACATCTCGCATAATCGCTTTGATGGTCTCGACAAGGTACATGCATCAGATCAATCCCCACTCTTCGGCTATGTTGCGTAGAGCGGCGTCGAGGCTGGAGTTCCAGCCAGGCGTTTGGCAGGTACGGTTTAGCGCGCAGTCGGCGCAATCTGCCTGGTACTGGCGCAGCCTGCGCAAGGTCTGGCCCAAATTGTTGACCAGCGCGGTGGCCTGCTGGACTTCAGCCAGCAGGCGGCAGGTTCCCAGCGGCGCGCTGGGGGCGGTGGCTAGCATAGTTGCAACTCCCTGGCGACGGCCGTCAATGCCTCGCCGATGGCGCGCGCCGTGTCGTTGGAGGAGTGCGGCGATATCATTTTCTTGGTGCGCAGCAAGGTCGCTAATGTGGTGGAGGACTGGGATAGCTTGTCGAGCAGGTCAGCGGCCATCTGGTAGCTGGGGTCTTCTTTGTCAGCCAGCTCCATCAGGCGCCGCGTCTGGACTCGCATGATGTGGATCTCGTCGTCAATGCCGTCTGTCATCATGGTCTCGAGATCGCGCAGCTCTAGGTCCGTGATTAGCTTGGAGTAGTAGCCGGTCTTGCTGGCGTTCTGGTTGCCTGGCTGGCCGCCGCGCTTCTTTGGTGGATCGGCTGGGGCGGCGGCTTTGGGGGCGGACTTTGACGGCGGCTTGCGGCGGGGTGTGGTTGCGGCCGCGGTCTGGGCATTGGCGTTGGCCAGGTAGACGTAGGTGCGGTTGTGGCCGGGCTTGCTGCGCTCGTATGCCTTGCGAGGGTCCTTGGTGTGCGCGAGTTGGGCGGCGAAGAGTGCGCCGGTGGCTGCGGCCTGGGCGTCAGGCAGATCGGCGATGGTGGCCACGACGCTGGCCGGGGTGCTGTCCACGATCTGGGCGGCCAGGTGGATCGACTCGCACGTGTTGAGCATGACCGTGTTGGCGCCACTGGCGGAGATGTAGGTGATCAGTTTGCCGGCGTCGAGGTGGTCGTCGCTCAGCAGCACCCCGTCACGGTTGCCGTGGGTGCAGATCCACAGCAGTTCAAAGCCACCAGGGGCCACGGCCTGGGCCAGGTCGCGCTCGGTGATCTTCCCCTGCAGGAGCACGCTGCCGATGTGCGCATTGGCAACGGTCGCAGCCTCGGCGGCGACGTCGGGTAAATTGGGGTGATGGGGTGCGAGGATCAGCGCGCGCATGGCCTGATGTTGAACGAGAAGGCGGCCCGCTTGAACGGATGTTCGTTTTCATCATACCACGAAAAAGCGGAGGATGCAAGTATAAGCAAGAATAGTGTGTACTTATAGTGTGTACTTGGGCGGGGCGGGGGTGTTTGCGCGCGAACGGTCGGGGGCTGAACGAGGGACAAAAAAAAGCCCCGCCGCCAGGTAAACGCTGTGCGTTTAGCCTGGTCGGCGGGGCAGGTGGTGGCGGGGTGTTACCAGTTCAGCCACTCGTCCAGATCCGTGTCAGGATCTAGCATCAGGCTGGCGATTTCGTGCGCCGCGCTGCTGGCGCTGGCTTCGGTCAACCGGCCGGCCACAGTGCTTGCAATCTCGGCCTTTAGTTCGTCGATCTGGCGTTCCAACTCGGCGATGGCCGGGGCGACTGCGAGGCCTACGTCAATCCAGAGATCAGTAGCCAGTTCGCAGGCTGCAACCATCTCCGTGAAGTAATCGTCTTCTTCGGTCTCTTCCGCGCGGCACAAGCTTGCCTGCTTGCTCAGCGCTTCTGGCCAGGTCTCGGCCTGGCGAAAGCTGCGGGCGATCTCGGCTTGTCGCTCGCGTCGGCGGCGCTCGTCGCTCTCCCAGCGTGCTTCCTGTTGGCGGCGGTTGTATTCCTCCAGCTCGGCGGCGCGCTCGCGGTAGTAGCGGGCGTCGTCCTGGGCCTGGCGCAGCTGCTTGCGGTCGTCTCCTGAGAGCGGCATGTCAATCCTCCTCCGCCTGCTCGGCGGGCTCCAGTGTGGCGGCTATGGCGTAGTGTTCGCGCCACAGCCGGTCAATCGCTACGGCCAGCACTTCGGCTTGGGTGCCGTAGACTTCTCTCAGGTCGTCCAGCTTGGATCTGGTTGCGGCCGAGATGCGGGCGTTGGTTTGGGTCTTGGGCATGGTGCGCTCCTGTGGCCGGATGCTTGCGCAGAGCCGGCCCGGTGGGTGGGGTTACTCGTAATCGTAAGCAGTCTCATCAGCGATCATCTGCTTCCAGGTTTCGTAACTGAAGCGTGCGATTTCCTTCGTCGGCTCGATCCTATAGCCGTCATAAATCTCTGCTAGAATGTGACCCTTCAGTACCACGACCTCGCCGGGGCGGCTGGCATTGTAAGCGCCTTCAGCGCCGCCGAAGCGACTAACCGATCCTGAGACACACAAGCCGCCGACTTCATCTTCCATTTCATCGCCGCCATCAGCGCTGGTGTAGTTCTGCATATCCTCGAAACTGATGCCTGCGTCCTGTAGTCTAAAGAAGTTCATGATGTTCTCCTTGTTGCTGTGGGCCGTGGCCCGTGGTTGTGTTCGATGGGAGGAGTATAGCACAACGCTATACAACTGTCAAATTCGGTGCATCACCGCGCGCAGCCGGCCGGACTGCCACACTTGCAACTGCGGCGAGTGCAGGTGTCAGCCCGGCCGGCGCGGTGGTCGATCAGAATGCGGGAATGGGGTCGTCGTCGTTGGCCACGGTCTCGGTGTAGCCGGGCTGGCTGCGGTCGTAGATCTCCTGGATCGCGTCCTCGAAGCTGCCGCCGTGCTGCTGCAGGATATCCTTCGCATACTCGCGGCCGGCGCCCAGTGCGGCGCTGCCCAGCCAGAATGTCGAAACCCAGTCAACTTCTCCGGTGCCCTTCTTCCGGCTCACCCACGGCTCGCGGGGCGGCCACAGGCTGACCGCACTGGTTGCGGGGGCGGTTGCGGCAACTGGTTGCACTGCCGGCTGGGCGGTTGCGGCAACTGGTTGCACTGCCGGCTGGGCGGTTGCGGCTGCCGGCTCGAGCTCCGGGGCGGCGGTGGCAGGCGGTTGCGCACTGGTTGCGGGGGCGGTTGCGGCGCTGGTTGCGGGCGGGCGGGCGGTTTTTGGCTGGTTCTGGGGCGGCGGTGCGATGCGCAGTACGACTTGATCGCGGAAGGTGTCGAGCTTGATCGCGATGGTCTTGCCTACCAGGTCGGCCGGCGTGGTGGCGCCGTAGCGCGCCAGGGTTTCGGTGTCCGCGCGGCTGGTGACCAGGTAGGGCTTGTGTCCGGCCAGCCAGAGCGCCAGGCGCTGTTCTTTGGGCTGGCTGGGCTGCGGTTTCACTTCTTCGATGGTGACCTTGGTCAGCCGGCCGGTGATCATGTTCTTGCCGGCGTCGGTCAAGTCCTTGGGTTTCATCCACTTGTGCGGGAAGAGCTGGTCGAGCGGCGTGTTGGGGGTGATCATGGTAGCAGGTCCTTTCGGGTCGGGTAGCCGGCCGGGCTCGCGGTCAGTCCGGCCGGCTCGGGTTGGGTTCAGTCGGTGACGTGCACGGCCGGCAGCTCTGCCGCTGCGGCTTTCAGCCAGTCGATTGTTTCATCCAGCTTGCCCTGGGCGCCGGCCAGCATCTCGGCGACGAGCGGGTCAGGGTCGGCTCGCAGCCAGCGGTCAATGCGGGCGCGCTCGGCGTTGGTCAGGGACCATATCATGGTCTCGAGTTCGCTGTATAGGGTGAAGGTCATGGTTTCCTCCGTGCGATGCGGTGTGCGCGCGCTTCATCCTCGCTCCTCCACGCGCGCTTGCGATCGGCGTATTCCTCCGGCGTCTCAGCCGGCGCGAGGCGGACATATTCCCAGTTGCGCCCGTCATCCGTCTGCCCAGCCCCAGCCACGCGCACGCGCGGCTTGCAGGCCTTGACGCGGTAGGTCTCCAGGCTCCAGCCGGGCGGCAACTGGCGGACGGGCTCGCGCCAGCCGGCGCCATCGTTTACGCTGACGATCATGGCGTCAGGATCGGCCAGCGCCGCGCGGCCGCGGTGCTGGCTCTCGATGATAAACTCGATGTGGCCAGGTGTCAGGGTCTGGCTTTGCCTGACAATGAGCGGGTTGGTATGGGGCGGCGTCGGCATGGCTCCTCCTATCTCACACGGTGCCACAGACCGTCAGGCTCCAGGCGATAGCGCGGGTAAGGCGTGGAGATCCTGCCGGCGTAGGCGGGCGGGTTTGCCTGGCTCCAGGTGGCATTGATGTCCAGGCGGTAGCCGTAATCCTCGACCAGGCTGGCAATGCCGGCGTCGGTGTAGGTGTAGGGCCAGGCGTCGCAGTCCTGCGCTGCGGCCAGGGCGGCAAACTCTCGCGCGCGGGCTGCGCGGGCGGCGTCGATCAGGCGGGCGGTTTCGGTGTTCATGGTTGCGGGTCCTCCAAGGCTGGCCAGCCGCGCCCAGGTGCGGCGCGGCTGGCGGGTGGGTTTATTCCTGCAGGCTGTCCAGGTAGGCGGCCAGGGCGGCGTCTTCGCGGGTCTTCGCTTCGGCCAGCTTCAGGTGGCGGGCGACCTGCGCAGCCTGCCAGGCGTCGAGCTGCTTCTGGGTGCCGCGATAGAGCGGATACGGACAATCTTCGGTGTGCCAGTAGCCTGGCTGTGCGCCACACATGCAGATGTTCATGGTTGCGGTTCCTTCAAGGCTGGCCAGCCGCGCCCACGGGCGGCGCGGCTGGCGGTGGGCTATTCCTCCACTTCGATCACCAGACGGCCAGGCGTCGAGGTGTCAACGACAACACGCGCACCAGGCGCAAAGCCTGCGGCGTGCAGCCATTTCCCGGCCAGGTGCAGGGTCGGCTTTCAGTCGAAACTGGCATCAGTTACGCGGAGGTGACGGGCGGTGGGTTGCGGTTTCATGGCGTCAGGTCCTTTCGGTGTTGGGGTTGGATCGGGATAAGTGCAGCCAGCCGCGCGGGGTGATCATTCCCGCGCGGTTGGCGATGACTGCGGCCACGCGCTGCCGGCGCTGCCGTGGCTGGGGGCCGTTCTCTTCAACGAGTGATGAACCATCGGACATACAGAACGGTCAAGAGCATTTAGGTTCCTGGGCTTGACTCGCACCTGTCCGCTTATGTATGCGGGTGCGCTGCCGGGCCTTGCGTTCTCGCCATTCCTTGGCTTCCGTTTCCAGTCCCGAACGTTACGGGTCGAGGAGGAGGAGCGCTTGCAGGCTGCTACGCGGTGCCGATGTGGCTCGCATTACCGGGCATAACTCGCGGGGGCTATTGAGTACGCCAGGGGAAAACTCCGAAACCGGGCGGGTTTCGGGGCTTTCCCCTGACGGCCACGCGCGGGCGTGGCTCAGGGGCTGGGGGTTGGTTTTCGCTTCGCCGTCTGCCTGGAGTTTCAGCTCCTCCGCATTCGCTGGCCTATCGTAGCGCTCAGGTCCGGTGTCTCTTGGCTGGCGGGTCGGTATTCGGTTGTGGTCTCGCTGCCGCTTACGCTTCCAGTTTATCACGAATTAGCTTACTCTGCTATACGATCACCCTACGATCACCCTACGATCTAGTACGAGTTTTTTACAGCACAAACAGGGAGGGCGGCGGGGGCGGGGGCGGGCCAGGCGGAACCGAGGACGACCAGCGAGACCGAGCCGGCGCGGGGCCAGACCGGCCACACCAGCCGCACCACAGCCAGGGCGACGCCGCGCCAGACGACGCCAGCACCAAGCCGCGCGCGCCACAGGAGCACGGCGCAGACCAGACCGGCCGCGGGGCCAGGCGCACAAGCGCCACCCCACCCGACGAGGGAGGGGCAGCGCAGGAGGGACAGCGAGGGACGCAAGAGGAGGAGCAAGCCACAAGCGCACCTCAGGAGACCGCCGCCAGGGGGCGAGGCAAGCCAACAGAACCGAGCGCAGCCACCAGCCCGCGCAGCCCACCGGAGACCGGCCAGGCGACGCCAGCGCCAACAGGCAGCCGCGACGACGGCCAGGCCACCGGGCAGGACACAGACCACACGCCGGCGCACACCGGGCGCACCACCACCGAGCGGCCAGCAGCGCGCGCAGCGCGACGGGCGAACCGAGCCGCCGAGGGGAAGGAGCCGAAGCGGGCGACCAGCACCACGGCCGCGCCAGACCGGCCAGGCCGAACGCACACCGAGGACAGCGCGCCGCACGAGAACGCGACGAACGCAGCAGAGCGGGGGGAGAAGGGAGAAGGAGAGACAAGAGCCACAGCACACCTCCGGGGAGAGAAGGGCGGGCGGGGCCAGGCAGCCCCACCCGCAAGGGAAGACAACCGCAGGCTAGAAGGGCAACCCAGCCGCCAACCGGCCAGCCGGCACGAGGGCGAACCAACCGCCAGCCGCCGAGGGAGAGGCAAACGACCAGCGCCGGGCCAGCGAACAACCGCGCGGCAGGCCGAGCACCGCCAGAAGACCACGACGGCGCAGGGAAGACCACGACGGCGCAACCACAACAAAGCGGACAGGCAAGCCACAAACCGGGGAGGCGCAGCCAGGGAGCGCAGAGCCGGGCAGGACCAGGGCGACAAGGCCAGCGCCAGCAGCGGAGCGGGCGACAGCCGCCGCGCGGGCCAGCGCGCCAGGACCGAAGCAAGCCAGGACAAACAAGCCAGCCGGGCCCGAGACGCCACCAGGGAAGGGGGCAAGGCCAGGGCAAGCGCCAGACAAGGCCCACGCAGCAACGCGAGGGGAGCAAGGTAAGGAAAGAGCAGGAGAAGAAGAAACAGCCACAGCACACCTCCGAGAGAAACAACCGCCAGGGTGACCCGCCGCCGCCCGTTACACTCCCATTATACCACAGAATTAGCGTATTGTCCCCTACGAACACCCTACGAACACCCTACGACTTAGCGCCGCACAAGCACACGCAGGGAGGGACGGCACAGAAGGGGGGACAGCACGAAAAGAGGGGCGGGCACGAAAAGGCGCGAGGACAAGGGAGACGTGGGGGGAGGCGGGGGTTTGCCGGGGGGTTCGGGGGGCGGCCTGGGGATCGCCGGCAAGTGCCCCAAAGAGCGCCCCCGACCGGCGACGCCCGGGGAAGCCGGCGCGACGAGGCCGACCAGGGAAAGACGGCCGAGGCACAGAAGCACAGCCAGGCAGCGCGCGGGCAAAAAGGGACACAAACCCCAAGGAAAGGACGCGCCTTGATTGACATAAAACCCGCTCCCCTTTCTGGGAACTGTATCTGGAATGATTGATCGTGGCGGACACAAATCGCGAACAACGCGCCCGTAGGAACTGACCCTGTTGATAGAATGTCTCGTGAGCTCCGACGAGAAATCTCCCTGCAACAACCGAGTCGCCGGGCGGAATGGCAATTGAATATGACTACTCTCGCGGGCGAAGCATTGCATGACCGGCTTGCACGCGCCATTGCAAGGGTGATGAGATTTCCGCATGTTTACGTTTGCGTTGCCAGTTTTCTGGTAAAACGCGGTGTGGCGGCATGCTCAGCAAAGCAAGCTGCCTTGTCTGGAGTGCCTTCAAAAGGGAAACGAACCAAAACGAATACGCAACTTCCGCGCGCTTTCCCTCCCTTGCTGCGTGACGTTCCCGAAGCGCCAGGTCGATGCCCATTCCAGATCCCAGTTCAATTTCCGCTTTCCTTGGCTCTGGCTCCGCTTCCGGCTCCGCTTCCGGGCTGGTTGTGGTTTGGGTTGGATCGGATGCGCGACAAGGTGGCCTGCTCTCCGGGCCTGGAGATCATCGCCCTGCTTGGCCCGTCAAGCGAAGGCGGCGGGCGCAGACGCAGCCAAAGCGCGACAAGCTGGCCTACTCTCCGGGTCTGGAGATCATCGCGCTGCTTGGCCCGTCAAGCGAAGGCGGCGGGCGCAGACGCAGCCAAAACGCGACGGACTCGCCACACTCGCCCACCCCTGCCCCAGACGCGTCAACATCGGCGACATCCTGGGCGCGCGTCCCTGCGCAGCGCCTGGCCGGCGACGCGACCACCGTCCAGCCGGCGCGTCCATGGCGTCGAGCGAGCAGGAGCACCGTGGGACTGGCCTTTGTCGTCTGGCCTGCTCAGCGCGCGTCAAGTCACCAGATACGGCGACAGCCGCCGCCCTTGCTCTGCGGGCGGTTTCCGGGGCGCGTCTATTCCTCGAAGGCTGCGGTTTGCCCAATGAGCTGCCTGGCTTTCTCTCGTCATTTGACAATTAGCGTATTGTGGGCTATGCTCCCCGCAAAGGAGATCACGCCATGGCCACCACCAACACCAAGCCCAAGCGCATGCGCAAAGCCGTCGAAACGTTCGAAGTCGAGACCGTCTCCCTGCGCCCCATCGCCATTGAGGATCCGGAGCGCGCCCTGGTCGAAGCCAGCGCCGCGGCCGATCTACTTCAGGTCACGCGCGCCACGATGACGGGCTACATGGATCGCGGCACGCTCACCACCGTGCGGCGATCGGGGTCGACGCGGCGCTGGTTGTTGCGCGACGAAGTCAACGCGTTGGCCGCGCTACGTGGCACGCCAGCCGGCCCAGGCGTGGCGCTGTGAGGCGCAAAAGAACGTGCGTGCTAGATAGGACGTAAAAACGCTCCAGAACGGTTTCTGGAGCGTTTTTGCTTGCGGCGCCGGCCACGGAGCTGAACTGTTGTCGAGCGGGCGTGTCTTCCCCACGCGGCCCACAACAGTCCAACCGCGCGGCCGGCTACTGCACCAGGTCAGCTGCGCCGCGCGGCGCCGGCAGCGACATAGCCAGGCAGCGTTTGCTATCGATGCAGGCCCAGGTTTCGATCTCGACCTCGTCCGGCATGAAGGCCGGCGTGGTATCGGTCGCGGTCAGCGTGACGACTACCGGCCAGACCGGCTGGCCCATCTGGCGGCAGAAGAAGCAGGCGTGAGCGGTGGTCGAAGAGGCGGGGTTGGTGACGTGCGGACGGGGCGGGGTGGTGGTGGGTGCGTTCATGGTTACGTCCATGGCTGGCGCTGGAGAATGGCTTTGGTGTTGACCCAGAGTGTTTCAGTGCGCGGTTGGGCGCCGTCAGCTCTGGATTGGCGCTGTTCTGACGTCCAATCTTGGTACAGGTCGCTGTAGAGCTGGCATGAGTAGCCGCTCAGGACAACCATGCCGCGCACCGATCGCAGAACGGCAGCCAGTTCGCGGTGCTGGTCGTCGGTCATTTCGTGGCGATAGGTTTGGCCGGCGTTGCGTGCATTGCGGGTCTCGAAGACATACGGAGGATCAACATAGAACAGCACGTCAGGCCCGTCGTATTGCTGGATCACGTCGAGGGCCGGCCGGTGCTCGATCACCACGCCGCGCAGCCGTTCGGCGGCGGCGTCCAGGGTGGCCGGGTAGGCGCGCCAGTCGTCTGCCGGCGTCGTGTATTGCCTGGCGACATTGCCGCGAAAGCCGGTCCCGTAGGGCCGCATAGCGCCCGTGCTGTACCCCATGCCGGCGCGCACCAGTGTGCGGCGGGCCTGCTCCACGGGATCGCCGGCCAGGATGGCGCTTTCCTCAAACTCCTCTCGCGCGTACGGTGTCAGGCTGACCAGGCGGGTCAGCTCTCTGGCCTGGCTGGGATTGCGCAGCACGCGGAAGAGGTTGACGATTTCGCCGTCGAGGTCGTTGTAGACTTCGGCATAGCTGCGGGCTTTGCGCAGCAGTACGCTGGCCGCTCCGCCATAGGGCTCGACATAGACGCGGTGGGCAGGGAAGTGGCTGATGATCCAGGGAGCGAGGCGGATTTTTCCGCCATGGTAGCGCATCAGTGACCTGGTGATCACTCCAATGCCTCCTTGACCCAGGCGTGTGTCCGGCCGTCCTTCTGTCCGTAGACTCGCGCGATGGTCTTGTTCATGCTGCCCGTCTCTTCGTAGATCGCCTGGATCAGCCGGCATTCGTCATCGGTCGCCGGCCGGCGCGGCAGCAGCGGCCCGGTCGTCAGGATCGGCTCCAGCGGCGGCAAGGGCTCGTCATCCCAGGGGCTGGAGGCGTTGACGTGGTTGTCTTCCCAGGAGCGGCCCAGCGGCGGCAGCTCCTCCACGTTGCGCGCCAGCGGATCAAAGGATGGCCGGGGGCGGGCCGTCGATAAGGGTGCGCGGTCCTCGGCTGGGTCTGGCGCAAAAGGGCCCATGCGACCGGGTAGGGGCTGGTTGGGCGCTTGGTAGATGCCTTCGGCGTCGAAGATCGAGTGGTGGAACTGGTCAACGAACTGCGGCGGTCGTGGGGTTTGCGTGCGAACAGGCTCAGGGGTCGTGACAGTCGATGCGGCCGGTTCCTCGACGGTTTCGAGCATGGCGGGCTTGGCTGCGGGTGCGGCTGCGGCCTGGCGCGGCTTGCGGCCCTTGGCCAGCAGCAGCAGTTGCCAGTAGCCGGCAGCGCAGCCGGCTGTGACCAGCGCCACCATGGCCAGCAGGATAGGCCGGTCAGGGAGGGAGGAATGCCAGAGCACAAGGATCAGCAGGGCTGCGGTTCCTGCGCCGGCGATGAAGGTGCGGAGGTAGGTGGTCATGGTTGCGTCTCGTGTTGGCGGTTGGGTGTTGTTAAAAATGCGTTATTACAGGGAAATAGGCGGTTGGTCATCCTCCGCTGGTGGCGCTGGCAGTGGCATAAAATGCGTCACAGTCCCGTCGATGGGATAGTAATCATAGTCGCCATTCTCGACGCGCTCGTACCATCCTGCTGGCAGGTAGTATTCACCAGTGGCTTCGTCGTAGTCTCCAGAATCGTCATCATCTCCGTCGTACATCACGGTTTTGATGCCCACGTGAACAGCCCGAACAGTCCGTCGCTTGCCGTGGCGCGTCAGATAACACACCAGGCCAGTTTGGTTCCGGGGTGCGGCGCTCGCGTCGATCCATGCTGCGTTGTCCATCGTTCGTATTTCCTTTCCGTATGCTAACAACGAGTTAGCTGCGATTGGTGACGGCCGTCTCGTGCGCCACGCGCATGATTTCGGCAAGCTGTCCCTGCGCCGTCGCGCCCAGCTCCAGCCAGCGTTGTTCTGTCGGTCGCGCGCCGGCTGTTTCGATCAGCACCCGGCCGTCGGCGATGATCCAGACGGTCAGGTCGCCGGCCAGGCGGTGGAGCTGGCTTTGGCAGATGGGGCAGATAAGGGGCGGTTGGTTGGTCACGTGTCGAGCTCCAGGGTCAATTGTACGGGTGTGTCGTCGGGCGTGTCGTTGTCCAGGATCTTCGTGTCGACTCCGCACCAGTCGCAGGCGGTGCAGTCGAACAGTTGATCGAGAAAGTAGCCATGCTGCGCCGGTGGGCCAATCTTGCGCAGCCGGCCGGCGCAGCGAGGGCAGCGGGTCATCGTTCGCGGGTGGCGTCATACAGGAAACAGAACAGCAAGGGGTAATACTTCCACATGCGATACCCAGGCTTGTCCTGCCAGCAGGCGCAGACGCGCTTGCCGGTGCTTAGCGTTTCTGGCACGCAGCTTATGGTCACGCTGGCCGGCGCTGGCGTGTAGAGCAGCGGGCCGGCCTCGGCGCTGGCGTCGTCGGGTAGCACGAGCGCAGCGATTGCTAACAGCAGGGCCAGCAGGGCGAGGATGATCAGCACGCGCACGGTGCGGCTGAGGGCGCTGAAGCGGCGGTCCAGCTCGTAGATGCGTTGGGCGTTGGTGCGTAGGTCGTAGGTGGGCGGGGTCATGGGGTTGCTCCTGCGTAGGCCATGATCCAGATCACAGCCAAGAAGATCAGCAGTCCGGTGGTGTCAGGCTCCGACTTGCCGCGCTTGCCCCTCAGCACCTCGGCCACATCGCGCTGTGTTGCCGCGCGGGTGTTGTTCCAGCCTTGTCCGCGCTGGGCCGGGAAGACGGCATCCAGCAGCAGGGCGGCGGCGGCGAGGGCCAAGAGCAGGGGCAAGTCGGTGTCGGTCATGGCGTTGTGTTGTGGAAGCGGATCAGGGTTCGGATGGCGGCGGGTGCGATGCGGTCCACGTCGGCCGGAGCGACCTCGAGAAAGCGGGCCAGGTCGGTGCGCTCGAAGGGCTCGTGCCGCGCGTCCAGCATCCAGACGCGAATGGTTGCAGCCAGCACACGGAACCAGACGTAGTCGTCAGTTGTCATGGCTTGTGCTCCAGGATGCGGGCCGCGCGGCGCAGGCCATCGGTCCGGCTGTGGCTGCCAAACAGGACGTCGTTGAGCGGCACCACGTCAAGGATCTCGCCGTCCTGCAAGACGACGGTGGTGGGCTGGCCGGCGACGACGGGCAGGAGCGGCCAGCGGGCGGGTGAGGGGTTGGGGGTTAGGGTTGGCATGGTTGGGGTTCCTTGTCTCAGTAGTCCAGGGCTTGCTCGGTGAAGACCAGGCCGGCGTTGCCGCGCTGCGCCAGCTTGTGATACCACCACTTGTCAAAGCTAGCGGCCATCGGCGCCGCCTCGCCCTTGGTCACGCCGGCGCGAATGAATGCGGCCGGGTTGCGGATTTCGTATTCCGTATCGGGCGATGCGACGTAGCTGGCCCAGTGCGCCACGGTTTTGGCCGGATGCTCCTGCACAAAACTCCTTGGGTTGTGGAATTGCGGCGCAGCGATCAGTAAGCATTCAAGGGCAAGATCTTGCTCCGAGGTCAAACCATCAGCAGCAGCAGCACTATGGCTGTTGGCGGATGGCTTAGGAACGAGGCGCGTTCTGCTTACGCGCGCATGCTGCTGCTGATGGTTCTTAGATGACGGTTGATATGATGGTTCACCCTGATGGTTCTCTGATGGTTCGGGTGATGCTGGCATCACGGGTGGGGTGATGCTGGCATCAGGGGTAGGGGTGATGCCAGCATCACGGGTAGGGGTGATGCCAGCATCACGGGTGATGCTGGCATCACGGGTGACGCCAGCATCACGGGTGACGCCATGGCCGGCCTTGACGACGTAGCGATTGCGCCGGCCTGGGCTGCGGCGGATCTCCAGGTAGCCGGTGGCTTCGAGCGCGCGCAGATGTTCCATGGCGTTGCGCGGTGCGACTCGCGCGCGCTGGGCCAACCGCTCGATCGACGGCCAGCATTCGCCGGCGTCGTTGGCGTGGTCGGCCAGGCAAAGCAGGATGTTCAGTCGCGTGCCGGTCAAGGCCGGGTCTTCGTTGTCCCAGATTTGGGACATGAGTTTGATTGACATGGCGTTCTCTGCGTTGAGTTGTGTACTCGGCGGCGCGTCAGTCCCAGTCGGCGCGCGCCAGATCATCCTCGATCGGATCGTCGCCCAGTCGGCGGCGCTTGCTGTCAGGTTTCGGGCCGCGAGGTCTGCGCTCGGCGGGGGCGCTGTGGCCGTTCAAGGGCGCGGTGACAGGCGCGACCAGGGCGGCGGGCATGGGCACGGTCTCGAGTTCGCAGCTGGTGGCGACCAGGTGGATCAGCGCGCGCCGTAGGAGGTCGATGGCCTGGGCGGGATCGCAGTGGATGGCGGCGTAGGAGATGGGTTTGCCGGGCGCGAGCTGGATGAGCAGCAGGGCGGGATCGTTGGCGGTGGGAATGGTTGCGGTGGTGATGGGGGTCATGGGAAGCTCCTTTAGTGGTTGACGATCTGGCAGACGGCCATGGGTTAGACGAGCCAGCGCGAGCCGGCGCGGGTGGACTTGCACTAGCAGACGGGCTGGCCGATGCGGTTGGGTCTGACCTGGCACGCCAGGGCGGCCCGGCCAGGGGCGGGCAGGTGCAGGGCGAGCAGCAGGGCGACGATGACGAGGTTTTGCATAGGGGTTTGCTCCGATGGTCTGATAACACTAATTCGCGTGATCATTCGTCCAGCCATTTGTACGGGTCGCCGCCGCCGCGCATCTCGATGTTCTCAAGATCGGCCAGCGCCCGTTCCTGCCTGGCCTCCTCGGCTTGGCTCTCCAGCGCCTCCAGTTGCTTCGCAATTTGCTGTATCAGCTCTAGTTCCAAATCTAGCCGTTCGTTGAGATAGTTCTTCTCACCTTGCAATTCGGTGCGCATCGCGCGTTCCTTGACGGCGTTCTCTAGCGCCGCCAACTGCCGGGCGTGCTCGCCAAACGTCTCGGCATCCTTCTCTTGGCGGCGCTCGACGGTTGCCAGCCGTTCTGCCAGCGTGATAGTGGTGATGCGTTTGATGAGGCGCGCGGCAAAGCGTTCGATCCCGGCTTGGCGGGCTTCGATGTCATCGAGGCGTTGCTCGATCTCTCGGTAGCTGTGGTTGTCGGTGGACAGTGAAATTTCGATCTTGGAAATGGGTTGGCTAGGCATGGGTTAGTTTCCTCTCGCTAGAACAAATGTTTCACGTGAAACATTGGGCCGGCCGGGTCAGTCCTCCACTACGCCGCGGAGGGGTAGGAACTCGGCAAGTGCAGGACTGTCCGGGCCGGCCGGCGGTCTATGCCGTGTAGGTCGTGCCTTCGGCGTCGTAGTCGTCGGTCAACAGGAAGCCGTGCCGTCCGTTGGCGCGTGGCGCGCGCTGGACGCCCGGCCGGTTGGCCAGCCAGGTCAACGGGTCGATGATCACCGGGTGCGCGTCGGTCTCGGCCGGCTCGTGCGCCAGGTCGCTGATGATCTCCAAGAGGTCTGCCCACTCGATGATCTCCAGGCGCTGATCCACCCAGACGCGCAGGTCTTTCTGGGTGACCACGACGAGTTGATCCGCAACGGGGAACTCGACCGACCAGGTTTCTTTTTCGTAGCGAAGTGTTGGGGTTTGGGGTTGCATAGTGCGTTTCTCCGTGGTAAACTAAGGGTGGGATTGGTTCCGTCTTCCTCCGGCAAATCGGGCGCCTTCGTTGGCGTCCGATTTGTTATTCCAGCAGGGTCGCTGCAACAAGGCCAACGGCGCAGGCAATGAGGAAGGTGGTGATTACGCGGTTGACATCGCCGTGGCTTTGGCGGTCTTCCCGCCAGGCCAGCAGCGTAGCGACGAGCAGGGCCAGGGCGGGCAAGGTTTCGTTCATGGGCAACTCCAGTTTGCGGGGCGTGATGATCTGTGTTATCATCGCGGCGGTGTAGGAAAAGAGAAGACAGTCGCCTAGGGTGCCACCTCTACGACGGTCAGCCAGTTGGGTCCTGATTTGGGCGCATCTGGTTGGTCGTCGTTTTGTTTTGCCGATCAACCAGGAGAGGAGTGAAGACGGATGGATTTCGAGGAATATCTCGATGATCTGCGCGCGCAAGGGCGCAGTATCGAGACGGTGAAGCAATACCGCTGGCACCTGGGGCAATGGCTCTTGTGGTGCCAGGAGGCGGGGGTGCAGGATCTCGCCGGCCTGGATCGGGCGCTGCTGCGGCGTTGGGCTGCGTCAGTGCAAGATCGCTGGGCGCCAGCCACCGCGCGCACGGCCGTCGTGACGGTCAAGGGCTTTCTCAGATGGGCCGGCAGCGAAGGGCTGTGTGCGCCCAAGCTGAGCGAGACGTTAAAGACCCCCAGAAGAAGCAGAAGGATCCAGCGGGCGGCGCGCGTCGATGAGATCGCGGTGATGCTTTCTCAGTGCGGCGCTGATGCGGTCGGGGTGCGCAATGCGGCCATGCTCAGCCTGGCCTTCGACAGTCTACTGCGTGTCAGCGAGCTGTGCAGCCTGCGGGTGCAGGATGTGGACCTGACCAGGTTGGCGGTGCTCGTGATGGGTAAAGGGGGCAAGCAGCGGGTCGTCAGGTTCGGCGCTGACACAGGCCAGCGCTTGGCGGCGTGGCTGCGGGTGCGCGGTCGCTACGCCGTGGGTGACGCGCTCTTCGTCGGGGTGGGAGGCAGCAAACCAGGGGAAGCGATGACGCGCGGCGGGGTGCGCTGCATCATTGGCAAACTGGCGGACCGGGCCGGCGTTGACCATCTCTCGCCCCATGCGCTGCGGCGGGGTGGGGCGGTAGCCATGATCGAGGCCGGCGCGCCGTCGCGGCTGGTGCAGATCCACGGGGGATGGGACGATATCAGCATGCTGGAATGGTACACGCAGCAGGCTGATGCGGCCAAAGGTTTCGATCGCTGGAGCCCGGTCAACGGGGTGGGGAAGGGTGATAAATCCGACGCGTGAACTCTAGATTTACGCGTCGAGGCGCGTATTCCCTAGGTTCAGGGTTCGAGCCCCTGGCGGCTCACTGCTCCACCCGAGGAGGGTTCTCGTTAGCGCGAGAACAGGGGAGTGGGGTTGGTTCTTTCCGTGCTGTGTAGTTGTTAAGGAGCGGCTGAAACGGGAAGGGCCACAAGACGGCGCGCGCTGGTACGCGCGCCGTCTTACTTTTCTGCCGGCGCGCTGTCGGCGCTGGCTTCGGCAACGTATTCGTGTAGCTTCTTGACGACGGCGTCGGTCATGGTCTCGCCGCGCAGGGCGCAGGCGGCCTTGAACTGGCCATGTAGCGAGGTGGGTAGCTTGATGTTGAAGCGGACAGTTGTCTTCTGGGCCATTGTGGTGTATCCTTCCTGGGCGTGATGATATCATCACAGGCGGCAAGTTGTCAAATCCTGAAATGGAGGTGTTGGCCATGGGTCGTGGGATGCAAAAACGCAAGCAATACGAAGCCGGCCAGTGGATGGCCTGGCCGGTGGTGGTGGTCGTGGCGCTGACCGTGTTGGTGTTGCTGCTGGACTGGCTAGGACTGCTGTAAGACACTCTCGTGCAGCCAGACGACCAGGACACCCAGCACCCAGTCGCCCTCTTTGGCCTGCACGGTCATCAGCTCTACGTTGGCCGGGATCACCGCAACGGATGCGCCGCTGGTGCTGGGCGCGGCGCGTCCGTTGCATTGCACGGCGGTGCGCATGGGGGTCATAGCGATGCGGGGAGCGCTCATGGGCAGGCTGCGGCCATGGTCATCAGGGCGTCGATCTGGGGCTGGAGCACGACGATGTTGTAGCCGAAGATGGCCAGCACAGCGACGACGAAGGCGATGATCGCGGAGATCAGGGCGGAGGTTTGGTCTTTGCTCATGGGGTTATCTCCTGGCGTCGAAGGTGTAGCACTCTACGCCAACCCAGCCATGCAGGCCTTGCGTGATCTGGACGGTTGCCCAGGGCGGGCATTCGTTTTTCCAAAGCGGATCGGGGTAGCCGGCCAGCGCTGCGCTGGTCAACAGAGCCAGCACGAGCAACAGAGCCAGGGCGATTGTGATGCGTCGTTTCATGGTGGTCTCCTATGGCGTTGGGGTAGGCAGTAGCAGACTCCACTTGCTGCCGATCATGACCTGGTCGACGCTGTCCGGGCCAGGCGTGCTCAGGGCGTTGGGTGTGGGTGTGGTGTCGTTGTCCCACAGGCCGAAGGTGTAGCCGATCTGTGAGCCAGGCAGGATGGCGCCCCACAGGGAACTGAACGGGATGCGCAGCTCAAAGCGCCAGTTGCTGGCCGGCGTTGTGCGCGCTACGGCCGTTGCGCCAGCGATGGGCCGGTTGTAGCTCAGCGCCAGGCCGGCCGGGTTGACAAAGACGTCGTGATCATCCTGGCCTGGCCGGGTGATGCCATCGTTCAGGCCGTCGATCAGGATCTGCGCCGCGTCGCCGACAGCTATCTCGCCGGCGCCATTGATCACGACGCTGTCCGTGATCACGCCAGCCACGAGCAGATCCGTGCCAGAGCAGGCAACCCAGTAGGCGGCCGACAGGTCGGCGGCGCTGGGCGTTGCGGCCGGCGCGAGATAGCGGGCAAAGGTTGGGTTGAGATACATCGGCGTCGCGGCTGTCCAGTCGGCCAGACTGCCGTCGACGGTGACGGCCAGGGGTGCGCAGGCGACGGCCGCAGCGGTCGGCGTTGCGGTTGGCGTGGTGGTGGCCGTGGGCGTGGCCGTGGGTGTGGCCGTGGGCGTGCGCGTGGGCGTGGCTGTGTTGGTGGCTGTTGGTGTGGGCGTTGGCGTCGCCGTGGGTCCGCCCGGCGTCCAGGTCGGCGTAACGGTCGGCGTGCGCGTGGCGGTCGGCGTAGGCGTGGCTGTCCAGAAGGGTGTCGGGGCGGCGGTGCTATCGCGCAGCAGCACGAAGGCATTCATAGCCGGGATGGTCAGATTGCCGCTGACCGCTGCGCCGTTGTTGTGTGTCAGCGCGCCTGACGGGCTATAGATTTTCTTCCAACCCGATCCGATGGCCACGGTTTGCGCCGTGGTCTTTGGGTTGACCACGACCAGGCCGTTAGTGAACTCGCGCCACCACACATAGTCACTGATCGTGTCCCAGTCCGCTGCCAGCCGCTGGCGCAAGGTCTGGCGCGTCGTGATCGTCTCGGCCTCCATCAGTGGGCAACCGAGGTAGCCCGTTGCCGCCAGTGACTTTTCGCTGCGCCCGGTGGCTAGGTTGACTCCGCACTCGTCGCACCAGCCGGGCGTCTGCCCGGCATGGATCTGGGCATAGCCGTTGTCGAGCAAGGTGCTGGCCAGTAGGAAGCGCTGATACTGGCGATAGTCGAGTACGTAAGCGCCCCACGCGGTGGCCCCGCTGAAGGGCTTGGCGGCGAACTCGTCGTAGTAGGTCATAGCGTTGACGTAGCTGGCTGTATTGGCGCCGGTGCCCGCGCTGTCCATCCAGCCGATGTATTGCCTCATGTGAAAATCCCAGTAGCGGCCGGCTGGGGGGCCGGTGGGGCAACTCGATAGCGCTGATGCGCCGCAGTCGTTGAGGTAGGCTACATCAGAGGGCCAGCTAAAGTCCTGGGCGATATCGACATGGGTGGCCATGGCGGGCGTGTCGTCAAAGCCGGTGGGATTGGGTTGCCAGCCGCCGTCCACCATAGTGGCCAGTGAGGTGTCGGCGACGATGTTGTCGAAAGCCTCGTTCCATCCTTCGTACTGCGCCGCGTTGACGCCGGCCCGGCCCATGCCGCTCTGCAGGAAGTCGGTAACCTTGTCTTCGTCAATATCCCATTGCGCGCCCTGGTAGCTGTGCGGCACGCCGGCCGCTTCCAGGATCACGCCATCCCAACAGGCGACGCCTCCACAGGTTGCGTCTGCGAAGGCCGCGCTGTCTACGTGGTCGGCCCACCAGGATGAGAGGCTGTTGGTGATAGGGAAGGACGGCTGCAGCGCGCTCCAGTTCAGCACGAGTTGATTGCTTGTTGATCCTGTGGTGCCCCAACTGATGGGGTTTTCGTCCTCGTCCAGCATGTACCAGGACGACGCCGGCGACGCGCCGTCGGCCGTGTCGTAGGCGGTCCATAGGCTTTTGACGTTGGGGTTACAGGTGGGGTTGAGGACGTTGGGGTCAACGAAGCCATAGGTGTGGTAAGCGCCGAATAGCTTGATATTGGGGTTGCGCTGGCGCAGGTAAGTGTGTGTGTCCAGGGTGACGCAGCTGTTGGCGTACCAGTTGTGGCGGTCGGCGATCAGCTCCACTAGGTCGAAGTATTGCAAAGCATTGAGCATGGTGACATTGGCGTCCGTGGTGGCGTAGTTGCCGTTGGACGCTTTCAACCTGGGAAACTGATGCTCCGGATAGGGGCCGGCCTCCCAGCCTTCTGCGCCGTCCAGTGTGCTGCAGGCAATGCCTTCACCGATGCCTCGGCTAGGCAGCTCGGGCGTAAAACGCTGCGTTTTAGGCGTGATGGGCAAAGGTAGGGCCGGCGCAGGCGGGAAGCAAGCGGTCAGCAGGGCCAGCAGGAGCAGCAGGCTGGCGCTGCGGGTTAGGGCGGGTGTTTTCATGGCAAGGTTTCGCCGCTGGGCGGGAAGACGCTAGGGGTGTCGGGCGTGCCGTGGATCACGGCCGTAATGATCCCGTTGGTGGTCTTGACCATCGAGTCGCCGATGGGGTGCCAGCGGTCTTGGATCGGGTTGACGCGCTTGACGCCGGTGATGCTGCCGTTCAGGATGTTGAGCGTGACAGGCACGCCGGCGCGGTTGGTTGTGTAGGAGGAGGTTGGCAGCTCAGCGGCGCGTTCCTGGCTGACAGTTCCGATCAGGCGGGCAACCAGGTCGTAGTCATCGACGGGCTGGTGGGGCGCGGTGGCCACGGTCAGCGCAGTGAGGTGTAGGCCGGCGCGCGTGATGCGCTGCTCGATCTCCAGCGCGTAGAGCGTGGTGTCGATGTTGATGGCGTGGTAGCTGCCGGCCCATTGGTGATAGGTGACGCGCAGGGTTTGACCCGGCCAGACGATGTAAGCGCCGGGGGCGACTTCGAGGCGGTAGGCGTTGTGTAGTTGGCTTTGGCGCTGCAGGGCCTGCTTGATGCGTTGCAGCAGCATGTTGGCGGCGTGCTCAATCTGGGTCGGGCTGGCGTCGGCGGGGGCGATGTCGGGGAAATCTTCGCGGCGGTCGATGCGGCCATAGAGCGCGGTGGCGAGTGTGTTCTCCAGATATAGGCCGGCCGGGTCGATGATCCAGCCGTCAGGCAGGTCTCTGGCTGTGGCGCTGGCCATGGTGAGCCGGCCGCGGCCCGTGCCTCCGCCGTAACCGTAGAGCCGGGTGGCCAGGTCGTAGCTGTCGGTGACCTTTTCCAGGGTGGTGATGGCCATCACGTCGGCGCTGGGGTGGTCGGCCTGCGCCGCGCGCAGGGCGCTGTCGTGGTGTGTGCTGCCCAGCCACCAGACGCGGCGCGCGCTGGCTGAGCGGGTGAAGTGCTCGCCGGTTTGCCGGGTCAGCACTACGAGCGCCGCTAGCACGCTTTCGCCCTGGAAGCGCATGTAGACGGGCTCGGCGGTCATGTATTCGCCGGCCGGGTCCAGCGTCCAGCCGTCAGGGGCTAGGGCCATGATGCGCTGCAGGCCATCGGTGACGGGCTCGGTGACGGTGACAGAGGCGGCGGTGACAGTGAACGGGGTCAGGTCAGCGACCTGGTCGAACAGGCGCAGGGTGTAGTAGCCGTTGTGCTTGGACCAGCCGGGCGGCGGGTCAAATTCGATGGTCGTTTGGCCGGCGACGCCGAAAGGGTAGATGAACTCGGTTTCTGGATCCGGGCCGGGTGCGGCTGAGTTGTTGACCAGACTGCCTAAGGTTTCCCAGGTGGGTTTGTCTGGATTGCGGGCGTTGTAGTACTGGATCTGGAAGGTGTCGGTTAGGGTGGTGTTGAGCACACTCAGCGTGAGCGTGGCTTTGTTGAAGGCGCGCGGGTGCGAGATGTAGAGAAAGGTCTCGCGGTCGGTGTCGCTGACGTAGGGCTGGAGATCGACGCTGGCAGGCAGAGTCAGATTGCTGCCCGACGTATAGGTCTGGTAGCGCAGCACGGCCGGGTCTTTCAGGCTTGTCGTGCTGTACTCAACGGCCTGGAATAGCTCCAGATCGCCGACAGTGCGATTGGCCAGCTCGCGCAAGAGATCGTCGCCGCTGACGCGCAGCGCGCCGCCTCCCCCTACGACTTCGATCTTGTCGATGATGCCCGCGCCGTGCTCCGTGATTCTCTCGCCGTCTGCGCCCCAGCAGCGCACGACGCGCTTAGGGGCCAGCAGCGCGGCGCGCGGGTCGCTGGCGGGCACGGTGAAGCTGAACACGCCGGCCGCGTCCAGTCGTTGCGTCGATCGCCATTCGATTGCGCTGACAATCGGCCCATCCCCCAGGCGCACGCCGGCCGCGTCCTCGACGTCGATCCACAGCTGCATCATGGCGTGTAGGTTCCTAGGTTGATCCAGGTGACAGTCAGTGTGCCGGAAAGCTCGATGGTGACGGCGCTGCTAGAGAACTTGTCCAGGACTCCAGCGTTGACGTATAGCGCCACGGCTGAGCTGGTGCCGTCAAGTTGGGCGCTGGCCGCCATGGCTGCTTGCCAGGCGCCTGCCCCGTTGGGCACCTCGGTGCTGGCAATGATGTTGGCCTCGGTGCTGGTCAGCTCGTCGTCGTCGCTGGCGGCGGCGGTGCCGATGGCCATGTTGACAACCGCGCCGGCGTTGTCGGCCTTGACGATGGCGGTCACGCCGTCGATCACCGCGCCCAGCATGAGGATGCGCCCGGCCGGGAAGGTGTAGATCAGCGCGCCGTCGCCGTGGTCTGCGCCGTCTGGCAGCGTAATCAGGTCGTCGCCGGTCAGGGCCAGCGTGATCACGGTCTGGCGGACCACGCCGACGGAGTTCTCTTCAACCGTGACGACGCTTTCCCCTGCGCCGGAGCCGGGCAACGCGTAGACTCCACCGATGGCGCTGATCGCCGCGTCGAGCTGCTCCATGGGGCTGTTGAAAGTGGAGGCGTTGGCGGCTGCGCCGGCAGCAATTGGGGTGTGGTAGTTCTTGGTCATGCTAGATCCATCCGTCGCTGTAAGAAAGCGTGAAGCGCGCGCTGTTGCTGGCGTTGCCGCTGTAGGTTAGGGTGACAGTGTTGTTGCCAGGCGCGAGGCGCAGCCAGTCGGCAACCACGTGGCCGGCGTTGAGGGTGAATTGCTTGTAGTCGTTGGCGCCGTCGTTGGTGACCGCGCGGCTGGCGCAGTCGATCACGAGGGTTTTGTTGGCGGCGACTGTGCCGCCGTAAGTCCAGTCACAGGAACCGCAAACAAGGCGCAGGTTGCTGATGGTGGTCGCGCCTGCGGTGACAGTCAGCACGGCATCGCGTACGGTTCGGTTGCCGCTGTTGGCGGCGGTCATAGTGAGCGGGCTAGAGGTGGGCACCCAGACATTCCAGCCTTCGGCGGGCAACAGGTGCGCGCCGCTGTCCAGCAGCGTGCCGCTGTCGAGAAACCAGTTTGCGCCGCGTCCCGTGCCGGCCCAGCCGGGGCGCAGGACGTCGAAGGTGAGCGTGACAGGCTGGTAGTAGACATGCTCGGCCTGGCGCGCCATGCGGACCCGAGCCAGGCGCGCCCATGTCCAGCGGGTCGAGCCATCAGGCAGGCTGGCCCACAGGCGGGCGCGCGTGCCGGCCAAGGCGCGGATCGCGTCGCGCTCGGTCTGGACGGCGGTAGGGGTGGCTGCGATGATTTCGTAGCTGACGGTGTAGGTCGTGGGCGCTTCGGGCGTGACGTCCGCGCCGTAGTGGTCGTACCCCTGGCCGTCGATCAATACGACCTGGTTGCCGGCCAGACTGCCGGTGTCGAACTGGTCTTGCTTGCTGGCCAGCGGCAGGGAGTACAGGCCGAATTGTGTCAGTCTCATGCCAGGCCTAGCCTTCGCGCTGCGGCCAGGACGCCGCTCTGGGCGGCCGCGGCAACGGCTTGGGGATTGCTATCAGGGGTGGATATGTTGATCGTGATGTTGAAGACGGGCGCTGGCTCTTCCGGCGCGAGGACCCTTTGGGTCGGAGCAGCGGGCGTAGTAGGGAGATCGTCGCCGAAGCGGGGAAAGACTGGGAGGGCGTCAGCCCGACGACCGTCACTTTCCGGAGCGAGGACCCTTTGGGTCGGAGCAG